AAACCACATTTGTTAAGGATAGGTAAGGTAATTGATTTTTGGTTTGATGCAGAAACTGAAGAGATAGCAAGAGAGCAGATGGATCTTCTATCTGATAGAATGCTTTCTAATACTGTGATAGAAGATTGGGAGTATACCTTAGAAGAAACTGAAGAGACTGGAATAGGAAATATATCTAATGATAATGCTGGCACATCTAAACATCACTTATTTGACAATGAATAAAGAATACATCAAAGATATTCCTAATTGGGAAGAACAGTATTTGGCAACAGATCCACAAGTTACTGTTAGAGAAAAAGAACTCCTTAAAGGAGATCCTATCAGATTTAATGAGGGTATGGTTTATGGCCGAATGTATAGAAAATGGAAGGAAGAACGCATTAAGCAATCATTAAATGAGTAAATAATTATTCAGAAACCCTAACATGACAGACCCATATCCCAAATCACAGTGGGATCTAGAAAATGATGTACTTCGACTGGAACAAATGATTATTCTCTATGAGCAGGAAATTAAAGAACTCTTAACTGAAAAAGAAGAACTATTGGAAAAGGTAACTATTCTTCAACGTAAGTTAGAGTACTATAAAACTATAATAGAGGAGGAAAAAAAATGAGTGGAGATCCTTCACTAAAAGAACCAGTCATTTTCTATAGTGAACAGATGACTGATGCGAAGATAATGCTTTTAGAATTACATGGAATTAAGTTTAAGAATAAATATTACTATAATAGTGATCACGATAATGAAGACCTTTAAGGAATTTCTTGACGAAAGTAGTCTAAGTCGTATTAAATCTAAGTCTGATAAAGGTGGGATGGCAATCATCTCAGGAAGTCGTGCTGACAAATCCAAGAAAGAAAATAAGGCAAGAGCAAAACAATTAGATCGTGATATAAAAGGTAAGGGACTTCCTGGTGCTACTAAGGTAACTGGAAGATGGACTGAGAAGGATGATAAGACTGGTAAAGAAACTAGAGTTAAAGAACGTAGTCACGTTGTCACCTCTGGTAAGAAGGGTAAGAGAAAGTTTAAGAAAGCAGTAGATAGTCTTGCTAGAAAATATGGTCAAGATGCAAAGTTGACACAGATTAAGAAAACTGGTACAGTATCCTCAACTAGAAAAGGTGGACTCGGTAAAGACAGTGGTGGTAAAAATGTTAAAAGATTTACCGCAGGAACAATGAAACCAGGTAGATCATCTAAAGAAGGTGATACTAAGATTAAAAACAAAACCTTCACTTATGGAAAATGATTCTTGAAACATTCTTAATACTAGCAGCACTACCATTTGTAGGACTAACACTATTCTTTGGAAGTAAGAATGGGTATTATGATAGTGATGATTATACTGGTGATGGTTGTGCTCATGATGTAAAACGATAGGAGGTAAACATGACTTATGATGATTCAAATTGGAGAGAAGAGTATAAAGGTTATACCTCTAGCAGGTATGAACTAGATCTTCTTGAGAATGGTCCCAAGAGTCTTTCCCAGTCTTGGATGATGGGAGCATTGCATAACAAGTGGAAAAAGATGAAGGGGTATAAAGATCCTGAACCACCTGACGTATCATCCTCTTTAGGAGAGTTTTTTGAGAAACAAAAGACAATTAAATAAGTGTCCACTGGGGGTCCAAAAGACCCCTTTTTCATGTAATATAGGTATATCGAAAACGAATTACATTATGTTCGAGATTAAAATGACTCGTGATGAAATCATTGATGGTTTGAGAAGCACATATGGTACAGAGTTCACTGCTGCAGATGTACGTGGATTTGCTGCTGCCAATGATATTGCATATGCAACCGTCACTAAAAAGTTAAAGGAATATAGAGTAAAACCAGGTAGATGGAATCTTGAGGTAACAACAAAAGCAGTGGAGAATATTGAAAATTCTTTCAGTGCTCCTGCTGTAGAACCTAGTGTTATTCAGAACCTTGTACCTGAAGCAGATAATACTTTTGTTAAGTTTGGTTCTTTTAATGATGTAAAGAACATTCTTAAATCTAAGCAGTTTTATCCTACATTTATTACTGGACTCTCAGGTAATGGTAAGACCTTTGGTGTGGAGCAAGCATGTGCTCAATTGAAGAGAGAACTTATTCGTGTAAACATTACTATTGAAACAGATGAAGACGATCTTATTGGTGGCTTTCGCCTTGTTGATGGGGCAACTGTTTGGCATAACGGACCTGTCATCGAAGCACTCGAAAGGGGTGCAGTCTTGCTACTCGACGAAGTTGACTTGGCTAGCAACAAAATCCTTTGTCTCCAACCCATACTTGAAGGGAAAGGTCTGTTTCTAAAGAAGATTGGTAGGTTTGTAAATCCTGCTCCAGGATTTAATGTGGTTGCAACTGCTAATACAAAAGGTAAGGGATCTGATGATGGTAGATTCATTGGTACTAATGTATTGAATGAAGCATTCCTAGAGAGATTCCCTGTAACTTTTGAGCAAGACTATCCAGCACCTTCTGTAGAGAAGAGAATACTTGGTGGTGTTGCTGCAACTCTTGGTGTTACTGATACAGACTTTATTGCAAGACTTGTAGATTGGGGTGACATTATTCGTAAAACATTCTATGATGGAGGTATTGATGAGATTATTAGCACTCGTCGTCTTGTTCACATTCTACGTGCTTATTCCATATTTGGGGATAAGATGAAATCAATTCAGGTCTGTGTAAACAGATTTGATGATGAAACTAAAGAAGCATTCTTACAACTATATGATAAAGTAGATGCTGATGTAGATCTTGACAAGTTGGAGGACAAGATGTATGATTAATTCATGGAGCTTACTTTATGACGAACTTTATGAGGATGATGAAATGAATACTTCCGATTATACGGTTGGAGTATCTACCGAATCTTTTGGGGACAATAGTTACTATATTGATCCTGGTACTATAGAAAATATTACCATAGATACATCTAACTATGATGCCTTTACTGGTATTAGTACCGATGCTTTTACCTTTGCTGGTTTAGGAACAGATACTACTTTCATTGGTGGAACTGAGGCATATCCTACCGCAACTGTTGTTACAGATTCTTCAGTTTATGCTGGAGATTGTTTAGGGTCTTCTGGATATGAGACTCTCAATATTGAGATTCCACCTGACACATTTGTACCAGAACCTTCTATAAACAAGCAAGGTTGTCACAAGTATGAAGAAGATAAGTCCATTAAGGCACTTCAAGATTATGTTTCTACAACATATGGTGGTCACTATACATCAGATAAGAATGATGTTCAGACACTTGATCTTATAGAATCTGTAGGAGATGCAGAAGCATTCTGTCGTTCTAATGCACTCAAGTATTTGAGTCGGTACGATAAGAAGGGACAAGCAAAACGTGATATACTAAAAGCATTGCATTACACACTCCTACTATACTATTTCAGTGGGCAATTACATGAAACTCCGACCCGTGGTTATGAAACTTTCTAAAAATACCTTTAAGATCCTAGAGAACTTTAAGGATATTAATCAATCGATTTTATTTAAGCAAGGTAATAAACTTCGCACTATTAGTGTGATGAAGAATATTCTTGCTGAAGTAACTATTGAGGAAGAAGTTCCTAAAGATTTTGGTATCTATGATCTTAGTCAATTTCTAGGTGGTATTACTCATCTTTACCGTGATCCAGAATTTGATTTTTCTAATGATAATCATGTGGTTATTAAAGAAGGTAGGATGAGATCAAAGTATTTCTTTGCTGATCCTCAAGTTATTATTACTCCTCCTGATAGGGAGATGACACTTCCTACTGAGGATGTGACTTTTGAGTTGAGTACAGAGCAACTTGATAAACTTCTTAAGGCAGCAGCTGTGTATCAGTTATCAGATCTTTCTGTAGTTGGTGAATCAGGAGTTGTGAAAGTTGTAGTAAGAGATAAGAAGAATGATACTTCTAATAGTTTCTCTATTACTGTAGGTGAAACTGATAAAGTATTCTCCTTTAATTTTAAGGTTGAGAATATTAAGATCCTTCCTGGAACTTATGATATAGTTGTATCTTCTAAACTTCTTTCACGATTTACTAGTAAGAATAATGATCTTACATATTTTATTGCACTAGAACCAGATTCTACAATAGGATAATGTCTGAGAAACATAGTTACACTAATCCATCAGAGAGATTAGATACTGCTTATGTAGAAGCACAAGTTACTGAAGGTAAGAAGTATTATGATGAGCAAGGGTGGGAAATTGCCCCACCTATCTCTGATAGAGAGTGTATCTTTCGTTGCTTAGAGAACTGTCAAGCACTTGCTGGACTTGATAAGAAACAAGTCCAGAGATTGATGGAAGACTTTAGGACTGAAAAAACAAAACTTGAAAGAAATGAGGAGTATCCTGCATTATGAAATTAACTCAAGAAGTCATTGACAAAATCCAGGAAGCTATGTTTCATACTAAGATGAATGGAGATGTAAATTGGCAAGATGGAGATGAGATTGATGTATGTCTTGGAGGAACCTTTGCAGGAGATAAGTTTATTTCTATCATAAACAGAACACGTAGCAATACTACTAAAAGATGAAATTATTTAATGGAACTTCTATTTTTTCTGTTAATGTTTTTGCTGCACATATAGATGAGTGGAAACAAAAAAAGAAAGAAATTTTATCTCTAGTTGATTTTAATAATAAAGATGCTGCTAGTGATAATGATTTAATTTATACTGACCATAATTTATATGGTATAACAAAAGATAAAAAAGTTGTATGTCCTTATAGGGAACCTTTTTTAGATATGTTATTTCCATATCTAAAAGAATTTAGAGAAAATGTATATGAATATAATGGAATAGTTGGTCCTTGGTGTCAGAGGTATGTGGCAGGAGATTATCATTCTGTTCATGATCATGGGGCACATGGTTATTCTGCTGTATTCTATGCTAAAATAAATCCAGATGTTCATCCATCTACTTTATTTACTTCACCATTTCCTAATCATACAGGAACAGTTGGATCTACATCTCCGCAGGTTAAAGAAGGTGATATTATAATCTTTCCTGCATTTTTATTACACACTGCACCACCTCATAAAAGTGATGAGGATCGTATAGTTTTTTCCTTTAATTTATCATGAGAGATGAGTTTCTCTGGGTTGAGAAGTATCGACCTAAAACAATTGAAGAATGTATTTTACCAGAGCAAACCAAGAAGACCTTTCTTGATTTCCTAGATAAAGGTGAAGTACCTAATCTACTTCTTGCTGGTCCTGC